GCAGCAGCCCGTTCCATCTTTCTCTGAATAGCCAAATCAGCAGGTCCATTAAATACAGCTTCATTCTCGGGATTCATTAGTTTTACAGAGGCAGCCATTTCATCCGCAGTACCAGCCTTAGCTTCTACAGTTGGTTCTACCATACTTTGTACGCCCTTCTTGAAAGCATTCTTCTTTGCCTCAGGGTTCTTGCTATAGAAATTATCACGAGCCTCCTCGTTCTCCTTGTAACCTTTCATGAGAGAGTTGAGTTGATCTTCAGCATATTCCTGGTTCTCAATATCATTGGGGGAAGGATCCCAAGGAAGCCACTTTCCAACTTCAGCAACAAAGATATTGTGAATAGGGTCATTCTTCTGTAGCTTCTTTGCACGTACAGTTGCCTCCTCTTGAGTACTATACGTTCCGCGAATCTTCAGACCACGCACAGTTGTCTGGAAATTGTTCTTAGTATAGAACTTATCTTCAATATCCTTTCCATTAGCAAAGATATAGTCATCAAATGCCTCCTTAATCTTTGTCTGGTTAATCTCGGCTTGGTTTGCAGCTACAAAGGTCTTATATGCATCTAATACACTGTCAACCTGCATACGAGACTGTAGGCAAATATCAGAAGCACCACTAATATCACTACTGCTGAGTCGTCCGGCCTCCTTTTCAAGCTTTGCATTGAAAGAAAGAACCTGTTCTGCAAGGAACTTCTCTAGATTCTTTGTCTTCCACTGTACTTCATAATTCTTTAGAAACATCTCAAAAAAGAACTGCTTCTTATCTGCAAGCACACGCTCAGGGCTTAGAAAGCTGAGCAGTGTAAAACGCTGTCCTGGAATCTCAGGATCTGCAGATAGGTATTCCTCATTATCAGTTGTGTTGGAAGCAGAGCTTGACATTGTCTTATGTATCCTATGGGAATATTTGTGAAGTCTTTACGCGCTCTAAAGTAAATAATTGATAATTCGATATTTTAGTTCAGTTTTAATTTTCATTTTCATTTTTTTAAATTTTCGCGGATATTTTCTTTGACCCTAGTATAAGAGATAAATGCAGTTCGACCTTGCAGACTTCATCAACCGTGTAATAAAGTATTTAATTGAGGGCCTGGCAATTGCGATTGCAGCAGTCTTCATTCCCCGGAAGGCACTACCTCTTGATGAGGTACTAACTCTCGCTGTAGTAGCGGCTGCTGTATTCGCACTACTTGATGCTCTTGCACCCTCTGTAGGCGTAACTGCTCGTCAGGGTGCTGGATTCGGTCTGGGCGCCAACCTTGTCGGTTTCCCCATGCGCCGTTAAAGAGTTGATTGAATAGGTTGGATATTATACCTAATTTTAATTAATACTATAACTATAAGTATTTATACTATTTATAGTTATATAATAAGTAATTAATAACTGTGTGAATTTATATATAATAACTTTATAATTATATATAAATTTATATTAAGTATATAGTACATAAATTTAATTTCATCTGCGATTCTTACGTGTGGTTTTGCGATTCTTGCGATTCTTGCGAGTGGCTTTGCGATTCTTGCGATTTTTACGTACATGTCGGGTTCTTCTGCCTCCACGACCAGTAGATGTGCTACTATATCCCTCTGCATTGGGGCGTCTTGGAGGAACACTAGGCCGTTTTCCCTGAGGGGCTTGTCCTGGAGGTTGCTTAGATAGTTGATTCATATGTTGGGCAAATTTAGCTACAGAATCTGCAGTCAACCATTTATATCTTGGGTCAGCTGGACTATAAGCCATACTTTCTAAATAGTATGTATAAAAAGTATATTTAGTCTACTATTTTAGATCTCAGTGGTATCTTTGAAATCTGTTTTGTTTTTAGTTTCACAGTTTTCTCTTTTATTTCTTTGAGTTTTGGTCCATACACTAATTTATCTTGACATATTTCACTCTTGGGATTTCCCACTAAACACATATGAATACGATGCCTATAATAAAACTGTTCATAAATCGGTTTTTTCATGTCAAAAAAAGATATTTCAATCGCAAGTTTATCTAACATATTATATACATGTGTTTTACCAATAGCATATGGATACGGAACATCACTATTTCCAATATTTGAATAATACTTGACAATTGTATCACCTTTCACTGGTGAGAATTCATATATCTCAGTGCCAATATGTATATACTTATTGTCAATACCAAGAAGTATACTATTTCCTTCTGCTTCACTTGGTTTTAGCCCACTATAACCACCTTTAGGAGACTTTTTCCCAATAAATATTTCATCTGCTTTTTTGGTAAAAATAAGTTTAGGAGGATTATGTATATCTACAAACTTTCCATCTACTACTTTTAGCGTGTCCATATTTTCAAAAACACTAACTGAATTTCCTTCTATATTTACAAAATATGGTCTTCCACCATTATCATGGATTTCATATTTCTTACCTTGACCTTTTGTGGAAGACATCTCTAGATTGAGCGTATAAATTCCCATTGCATATCTTTACATATCAAATGCCAGATTTTATCCTGTAGATATAGCTTATCGCGATTTTTCAGTAAATGGAAATTCTTTAAAAACTCATCTAATTCAAGAAGCTCACAAAACTTATACATTACATATGCATAGGATAAGAAATTGCGTCTATTTTTGGGACAATGCTTTTGAAAAGAGGGCTGAATTTCCTTAAACATGTGCCTTAGCTTTTCTTCCGTCTCACGGTCCATCACAGCCGTTGTATTACCATTTAGTCGATTCACAATATTTGGAATGGAATCATAATATTTATTTAATTTGAGTTTTCTAAGAACTTCACGAAGTTTCTCTTGTTTAATAGATTTTGTCTCAAGTATTCGTTGTTTTTTCAGTTCGGCACCAATCTGATCAAACACTTCATTAGGAATATCAGTCGTGCCCTTTGCCTGAAATTGGGCAAGTAGCTCATTAAAATGATTAATACGCTTATATGCATAATAGGATGATTCGCGTGGAGGATCCTTGTATGATGGGCGATCACTATCAATCAAAATAAATTCAGTATTTCCACACTCTTTGCAATATAACATTGCCTCATTTACAGCAAAAATCATATCTTCACCACAATCCATACATTCTCCCAATGTATCTTGAAAATCAGTTGTCTTACGAATATAACCTGGATTCATTTTTTGTAAATATTGATCCAAAATTTTATCACGACTCAAATGATTGGAAGGCTTCGTTGTTGACATATGCATGAGTAATTCATCTGTCTGAATATTTGTATCCTGTTTTGCAGCATCTTCTAGTGCACTTAATACATCACCTGGCTTTCGTTTCACCTTTTGTCCAATTCCTTGAACCCCCTGTGAAATTGCATCCTGAATATCATAATATTTAAAAAGAAGATCACCAGTATCAAGAAAATAATTAAATACTCTATCCTGCTTTGTTTTCTGTTGTATTTCATCTTTAATTTTTTCAAGACGTAACTCATACTGACCTTTAACTAATTCATCATTTGATTGGTCACATAGTTTTTTAAGTTCTTTATATTGTTCTTCTAAATCATTTACGACTTCCTTTTCATTTATAATCTTATTAAATTGATAATGATGTATAACATCAAGTGTAGTTCTTTCTTCTGGGTTACTACGTTTACTTGGTTTTATCTTAAAAAATCCATCTGTATTATCTCTAATGTCTCCCATACTTATAACTAGTCTTTTGTCAGACTAGATTGTTTAAGCTCATAGATATGTGTACTAATTAATTATAGTTCTCGTTTAATTTTAAGAAACTAATCCCGGTCTAAATAATGCTTCTGCACTTTGCGAATTAGACGACTCACATTTAATTTTTGATTTTCTCAAAATTTTTTTCTAGGACAGGGGTATAGACAAAAATGACAGGTGGTGGTCTCATGCAGCTCGTAGCCTATGGTGCTCAAGACGTATATTTAACTGGTAATCCCCAGATTACCTTCTTCAAGGTAGTGTACCGCCGCCACACTAACTTCGCAATGGAGGCCATTGAGAACCCTTTCAATGGTGCACCTAACTGGGGCAAGAAGGTAACTTGCACCATCCAGCGTAACGGTGACTTAATCTACCGCATGTACCTCCAGGCAACTCTACCTTCCGTATCCATTGTACCTGCTGACGGCTCTGGTGCCCAGTTCCGCTGGCTCAACTGGCCCGGCCACAATCTCATCAAGTCTGTTGAGCTTGAAATTGGCGGCCAGCGTATCGACAAGCAGTATGGTGACTGGCTACACATCTGGAATGAGCTCACTCAGGAGCCTGGCAAGCAGGCTGGCTATGCCAAGATGGTTGGCAATGTACCAGCCCTTGTAAACACCCTACAGCTAGGCGGTGAGGGCTGTGACTCTTATTGCGGTGCTGGTATACCCAATAGCTCTGATGAACTACTCTCTTGTGCCCCTGAGTACACCCTGTACATTCCTCTACAGTTCTGGTTCAACCGCAATCCTGGTCTTGCACTACCTCTGATTGCTCTCCAGTACCACGAGGTTCGTATCAATCTAGAGTTCAACGACATCCGCAACCTCTGCTGGGACTACAGCCCTTCCAACAGCGACAACCACGTTGTACGCACCCGTGTAACCAATGCTGGTCTAGTAGCTGCTTCTCTATATGTTGACTACATCTACCTCGATACCGATGAACGCCGCAAGTTCGCTCAGGTAGCACACGAGTACCTAATTGAGACTCTCCAGTTCACTGGCGGTGAGTCTATCACCTCTACCAGCAACAAGATCAAGCTCAACTTCAACCACCCTTGCAAGGAGCTAATCTGGGTAGTCCAGCGTGACTCTTTCGTCTCTTGTGTAGACTCTGATGTAAACCCCTACAAGGGCCAGCAGCCTTTCAACTACTCTGACTGGTGGGACCGTGCAATTGTAGATTCTGGCTACAGTCTAACCCGTGTTGAGGGCATGGCTGGCAAGAATCCTTGCGTAACTGCCCTCCTCCAGCTCAACGGCCACGACAGGTTCTCTGTACGTGAGGGACGCTATTTCAATGAGGTACAGCCTTACCAGCACCACACCAACGTACCTTCCGTTGGTATCAACGTATACTCCTTCGCTCTCCAGCCTGAGCAGCACCAGCCCAGCGGCACTTGCAACTTATCTCGTATTGATAACACCACTCTGCTGCTAACTATCTCCAACAACGCTGTAGGTGCCGTTGTAAGCTCCACTGTACGTGTATATGCAACCAACTACAACGTACTGCGTGTAATGAGTGGTATGGGTGGCCTTGCTTTCTCCAACTAAACGGAGAAAATACAAGATGGGTTATTGTATATTATTTATTGTATTATAGTAATATAATATAATATAGTTTAAAATTATATTTTTCTATTTATTTTAAATATAGAAAAATA